AGCATCATTGGAAGCCAAAGGGAGTGACTCAGGTTACTCAATTGCCAGGATGGAGACACGAGGATGCCTAAGCGCCCACCCGCGCCCGCGCCAGCATTCACACTGCGCCCCGGTGAATCAATCACTTTTGTTCTGCCGGTGACGCCACGGACAAAGAAGAACCACGGGAGCGTGATTCAGCGAGGAGGCCGCAGGTTTCACATTCCGTCCGAGGCATACACAACGATGGAGTCGCAGGTTGTGGAGTGGGTGCGGCAAAACGTAAAACCGGGCGTTGCGTCAACACTGTACGCATGCCAGCCGATTACCCAGCCCATAAACTGCGCTGCGACTTTCTACCGAGACGCGGACCGAGGCGATGCCGTTGGATACTACCAGGCACTTGCCGACGCGCTAGAGGCCGCCGGTGTGGTCGCTGACGACAAGTGGATCAAGCAGTGGGATGGGTCGCGGCTGGCTAAGGATGCGAGCCGACCACGGATTGAGGTTACGCTTACGGCTCTGTAGCTACGGCGGAAGAAAAACGACGCTGGTTTGTGCGCTTTTCTGTAGACAGCGGAGCGGACCCACGCTAGAACACTACCAGATGACGAAGGAAGCGATAGCCAAGCGGTTACGGCAAGCGCGTCTTGCCAAGGGTATGTCTCAGCACGATGTCGGTTCGGGGCTTAACCCACCGCAGCGCCGGCACGAAATCAGCCGGTATGAGCGCAACGGTGCGACGCCCAATGTGCTCACGCTTCAGCAACTAGCCGCAGTGCTTGACGTATCGCCGTGTTGGTTGGCTTGGGGGTGTGAGCATGGCAAATAATTGGGCTTGACGCGATGGATCGAGAGATTCAGGGCATGAAGGGAGACAAACAGTGATAACGCCGTTACAAAAGGTCCGCTGGTTGATTCTTGAAAAACTGCGCAAGTGGGGCCGGGACCTGCCGGAAATCACAGCGGACAATATTGATGCGCTGTGGGATGAGTTGCGCGAAGACGAGCTGTACGACGCACAAGAAGAAGTCCGATGCTTTGGCGAAAAAACAGGCATTGAGGCGCGCTCGTGGAGCCGTCACTATGAATGCGAAGAGGTCGCCGCCAAGTGTCCCGATGGGACTTGGGTCGGTTGGACCTATTGGCATGGCGGAGGAAAGCACGGTGAGCCAGGCGAAGTCGAATGGATGGAAGATGCATACGACGTGACGCTAACCGAAGAGCAGAAAATGGTGACAGTCAGGACGTTTACCGCAGCCAACAGAACGGAGCCAAGCAATGGCACGTAAGCAGCGAAAGAAGCAGAACCCAATCAGCGACGAGATGGAAGCACGCATCAACAGCGCGTCCACCTCGGAGCTAGAGGCAATCATGGCAGAGGCGGGTCATCGGTACGAGACTGCCAAAGAGCACCTCGACACAGATCCAGACATCTGCGCAGCCAAAGCCAAGGTAAAGGAACTGACCGCGACCGACCGCGAGGACATGAAGGAAGCCCGCGCAATCAGCAAGCGTGTCTATGCCGAACAGATGACGCGCGGTCACGAGGTCAAGATCACAGCGAAGGTCGTGAAGGGTCCGCTGTTTCCGAAGGACGCCGAGTAACCATTAAGGGGGGAACCATGCCAGGGGCATCACACAACCGACCGATCCAGCGCTTTGGAAACTTTGCAGCGCCCACGCCGTACCGAGGTCAGGCGCGCACTTGCACCTTGATCGGCGCCAGCGTGCTTTGCCATGCCGCCGACAAGAAAGCCACAGCAGAGACGGTCAGGACTGATACCAGGGTCCGCGTGCTGCTGTGCGAGCAGTGCCAATCATACGTCGAGGCGTATCACTGGGCAGCTGCGCAGGGGCTTGTGATTGGCAGCGAAACGCTACTGTATGCGCTGGCACTGGTCTGGCGGTCTGAGGTTGGGTACACCGTGCCGCTCGTGCAGCTGTGGCAGGGGTCGCGCTACCAGATGTCGCACCTAAGCCACAACCTCAAAAAGCTGTGTTTGTCGGGACACTTGAAACGAATCGGCAGCGTGTATTTGCTCCGTGATGCGTGCCCGTCGTGTTTCCGCCGAGTCTGCGCAAAGACTTGCGATCTGCACTTTGGCGAGGAGTTCGCAGTCAGGAGGGAGGCGCATGTCTGACGACTTTCACGGCGCCGATAGGGTGGCGGATTTTCTAGACAAGCCGCTGCCCGAAGGCGGAACCCATCGCAAGCGCGTTGCCACTATGGCGCGTGCCTACCTGTCCTGCCGCGATATTGCGCCGCTGGTGGCGGAGTCGGGGCTTGACGTTGACGACATCGTAGCCCATCTCACGGGCTGGAGAGAAACATGAAACGATACCTAGCACTTGCCGCGATGTTCATCGGCTGCGATCCACAGATAGACCAGTCTGCGCAGCTGCTCACGGTCTACCCGATCCTGGGTCTGCCAGCGTATGACGCGGGACGCATCCTACACCCGTGGCACTTCAGCAAGCCGGACCGGGACCGTTTCCCAGCTCGCCCGATTGTGGCTAATGCGTCGGACCCGGATTGCCTACTTGGCGATGATCGCTTTGACAAGTGTCGGATCTACGATTGCGAGACGACGCCCTGTCCGAGTGGCACATGTTGGGACGTGACCATGATGCACGACCCGGACGGGAGCCCGCCACCGAGCATCGATTGGCATGGCATCCCGGTCGTGCATCTTCCAAGCGGGCTCTACTATCAGCCGTTGCATCAAGCGGCCTGTCTGATGCTTGACCCTCCGAAGCCCTAAAGATTGCGCTGCGCCCAACCCACCGTTGGCGTAGGTGGGTCGCGATCTTCCCACGCTAGCCCAAGAGGATTCCGCACAGCCATCTTAGGACGCGGCAACGGCTTACGCGCATTGCTGACGCATGCGCCCCGGTGACAATACTGACCAGCCGGGCAATCGCGGTCCCGCGAACATTCCGCGCCTTCATCGCTCGAGCGCGCCATCTCATCGCCAGCACCACGCGCCAAACCTATCAACAGCAGCAGTCCAAGAATCACCATAGGACCGGTTAGGCCGGGAGCTTTTGGCGGGGGCAGATTGTGGTTGCCGGTGTACGCCGCAAGCTGCTCTGGCGTGGCTGTGCGAAGAAACTGCACATGCTGGCTATGATGCCGCAGCCTGATCAGTCCTGGCAGGCACAGACCCAGCACGCCGCCTAGCAAAAACAGGAAGTGCCAGACAGTCACCTTGTCCGCAGGTAAGGCAAGCAGGCGCGCGACGAGGTCCACTAACGCTGATTGGTCCATGGGTCACCATTCAAAACCAGTAAGCCGACCGGACCACACTCCGGATTGAGGCGTGACCACTCTCACAACGCGATACAAGCCCGGTTGACCGACACGGGTGAGGCTGATATCTGCGCGACCCAATTTGGCCGGTTTGGCTTCGGCAAAACCGAACTCTGTGCGAACTCCCGACGCTGGGCCGACCTCGTCCATAGATATTCGCAGCGCGTCCGCCTGTGGGGCGGCATCGATGTCCACCCCAAACCGGACTCGCTCTCCGGCAATGGCGGTAAACTGCTTTTCGAGAGCTACCATCACGTTGGCGTGCTCACCTTCAGGAAGCTTGATTTCGTAGCCTACCGTGCGACCACAAGAGCGAATCGGTTCAACGCTTGCGCTGCGGTCCTTCTCGACAACAGCCCAATCGCCGACATCGCGCCCAGGCAAACAATCGCCAGACGATGGCATGTCGCAGGCTGTCAGTAGTAAACACGCGGCTATTCTATGCGCATTGCCCATGATATATCCTTTAGTACTATTCCGTTTGCCTCAAGTACAACATCGTTACCAACTACCGAGGCGGTAATGGTCGGTGTGCCAGCATATCCAAGATAGTGGATTTCTGGAATGGTTGCTTTAATCACAGGTGGATTACCTGGTTCCTTTGAAACCACAATCACTGTCTCGCCAGCGGCGCATTCCATCCCAGACGTGTAGGCCGACCAATGGACCTCATACGAGGTAGCTCCATCGGATGGGCTCTTGGTTGAAAAGACAGACGCTACTGCGCCACTGGTGCTAGCATTTGCAAATTCAGACACGTAACCCTCCTATTGACACAGTATCTTGGTTGATATTGCACCAGCGCCTATTGACCACGCGGCACCTGTCACGCGCACAATCAGCATATCGCCGATTGTGACAGGAACCGCCGTTACCGCATCGCACTCTTTGTTCCCGACACTAATCGAACACGATACGCCGGTGCCGGTGTAACTAACCACAGCCCCGCCGGTGCTTTTAAAAAATTGCGGGACGGAAGTACTCGCAGCGTTAGTGGTGCGTTGCGCTCGAATGCCTGACAACGTCCCTGTGCATGGTATCACAACCGGAGCGACGCTGGTACTGGTCGCGCTCTGATCACCCAATGCGCCAAGGTAGTTGTTTGTATTGATTGATGTGGCGTTTCCGATGGCGAAATTGACAATGGCAGACCGTGCCGACGCGGTTGCCGAAACGGACGTAAGCAGAGACGCTAGAGAGTCGAGCGCCCCTGCGACCTCCGTTGGCACGATCGGCCAATACAGTGGCGTGGATGGAGTATACGCGATTTGACTGGCGCTTGGTTTTGCCGCCCATGATACGACTCCGGTGCCGTTGCTTTGCAGATATTTATTATTGCCTGGACTTCCACTAAGCGGTGGTGTGATTGGCGGCAAAAACGATGCCGTTGATTTGCCAACGGGCTCAATTCCAGAGCGATCACCGGCGGCCTTCGCGTTGGCGCATACAAGCAATAACATTACAAGGAATATTCCGCGCATCACGTTATCCTTTATGTGGTGAGTCGCCCAACTACAATCACAGACATTACACATTGGTTTGTGGCGCAACTAAGGGTTGGACCAGATACCGGTTGAACAATACACGTCATAGTGCTTCCGGTTTGTGGGCTACATTGCCACGCGGCGGTCACCGCTGACACTTGGCCATTTGCAAGTGCAACGTAATTTGTACTATCAAGCGTGATTGACATTGTGCAGTCAATCGTGTTGGTCATTCCAATTGAACATGATGCAATGTTGTGACCATCGATAATGCTGATATTTCCAAGGCCATCCGTAGTTACCCGGAACCACGCCTTGACGATGTTGATCGGACGCACCTCATTTGAAATTGGTGCTCCCATCGCTGGATTCCCACCACCAGCCACCGTGCTAGTGAATTTGCTATAACCGTCGGCCATTTGGTGATATCCGCCACCTGAGGCGGTAATCTGAACCCCGCCCGGCCCAACCTCCGTCACGCCCGCGCTGCTGCTGACCTTCATCGTGTTGGAAGTGGCGCTCGACACAAGCCCACCGGTTCCATCGATATGCAGGCTTTTGAGCGTGCGCAGATTCACACCAGCGCATGAGCCGGAAACCATGCATCGCGTGCATGCCATGTATTCTGCAAGCTGACGCACGCTGCGGTTGATCGGTGCGCGGAACACGCCGTTTGCATCAGCAGTTATGAGCTTGCCATCTCTGACGAGCAAAAGCGACGACGTAAGTGGATTGGCCCCACAAACTGCCTCTACATCAATAGCGGCTCGGTTGTACTGTTGGAGGTCCGAATCCGCCGCGTGTGATGGATTGGCAAGGGAGAGAACAAACAGAGCAAACAGGATACGAGCGAGCATAGGTTCCTCAGGGTGTAAGAAAATCGACGTTGTAGTAGGGAGTCACCACGCCAGCCGGTGGCAAATGCTCCCACGCTTCGTTAAACGGGATCTCTTGATAGTTACCGGACAGACCAGCCGGACCCCAGCCAGTCGAACCATCCTCGTCGAATAGGATAAACCGGCAACTGGTCCCGGCAGGTTTCCATCTTCGCAGCACATCTCCGATCTCTGCTTGGTCGCCTGGGCTGAGTGTGGCACCCCAGGTGGCCGTCCCATCGTCCCAACTTCCACCGCCACCCCATGAACCAGACAGCGAGGCGAATGGAAACGGTGCGCGCACGATGATGAAAAAAAAACCCTCATTGCCACCAAAACCACCGACAACGCCAGCATTCCGAAGATCAAGCTCCTTGACGATCTCAATGACGGGCATGCCCATCCGGGCAAACTGAGCCTTTAGACCGTCCTCCGTTCCTGCCTTGCGTTTCTCTGATAGAATCCTGAGCAGATAGGCGGACAGAGCCCGTGTAGCCTCCCGAGCAAATCCACGGTCGTTCGCATTGCGTGCAAGACTCAGCAAAGCCGCACGACTTGCTGACTCTGCCGTCAGTTCTACCCGAGCGTCTAGGATGTCTTGCGCAAGATCATCGGCCACTTCGCAGAACGTGCGCAGATAGGCCGTAATCCTCCGCCCGGTCAAATACCGTGGTCGCGGAAGGTCTTGGAGCAGATAGCGCTGTAGTAACTGACTCATGGGCTTAGCTGTAACTGTAGGTCAGAAACTGGATGTTAAACTCTGGGAACTCTTGCCACGACAACACAACCGGAGCAATTGGGGCGGTGAGCTCGACTCGGCTGATGGCTACCGGGTCCGCCGAGTCAAGTACACCGATGATCTTGCTTGGGTAGATGATCGGGGCCTCATTGCGGCTCCACTCGTCTCCGATGGTCTGAGTGAACTTAGCTAGAGCCGCCGCGATGGATAGGGCCACCTCGCTAAGACTCTTTCCGCTGGCTGGTCTGACGTGAATGATCCCGATAAGGTTGATCGTCGTCAGGTTGGCCGTCACCACGTTGATTCCTCCCCAATACTTTTTGGGGTTTTCGTAGTTTTGTCGCACTGCTGCGACATCGGCCACCGCAACGGCTCCGCTCTGCCCGAGTAGGATGACCGTGCTTTCGCCACCCGACATGACACCGAGTTTGTTATTCGACAGCACGCGCACCCACTTGACCGGGCTTGCCGCGTAGCCAAATGGAGCCTGTAACCCCCAATAGATAAGCGCGTCCTCAGTTCCGACCGCCGCAGATGGAGCAGGCCCGCCCGCACCGCCGCCTAGTGTATCAAGACGGGTTTCACATCGTCTTTTGAGCCGCAGGACGTTTTCGGCATCCGATCCAGCCGACTGGATATATCCACCATCCCAAGCCAGAGACACAAATGCAGGCGTGGGAACCATCACACCAGCGCCGGACCCCGCGTTTTTGGCATAGGTGACAAGCTGTGGGACGCCAGACAGGACGGGAGCGCCGTTGATGTACGCACGAACCTCTTCGGCGGTTGATTGAGCCACTCCGCCGCCATCGGTGCGCAGCGACACAGTGACCACCTTGGTTCCCAGGTTGCCGGTCACAGTAAGCGGCTGGTTGGGTCCAGGCGTCACAACTAGAACCGTAACCCCGGCCTGCGCAGCATTGAGATAGAGCCCAGCGTTGCCGAGTCCTAGCAGGGTCGCCGCTCCGACTGCTCGGTTATCTACCGAGACGCCGACAAGAGCCGTTTTCAGTTCAAGAGAGGTGCCAATGGGGACGTTGTAGACACTGCCAGCCGCCGCCGCTCGGCACAGAACCACAGCCCGTTCATCTGCCTGGAGTTGTGCTGACTCCTCTGCGTACCACAGCAGACCACCAACGCCCACCGTGCCCACAATATCGCCTGCTGCAAATGTCTGAGCCGGAGAACCCGTGACGCATGACAGCGTGAATCGAGCCAGTTGCAGTTGTGGCACTTCGGCTTGGATTCCGTACAGGTTGCGGGCAACTACCACGATGCGATCGTAGACCGCCTGACGGTCGGCATCTGTAGCTGCTCCATCCATGAGCGGATGCCACTCGTCGAGGAAAAATGCGCGGAACGTCTGCGCTAGCAGGTCGCGAAGCTGCGCCAGCACTTCGGAAACGTACTCTGTCGTACTTAGGCCAATGTTGGTTAGCCCGATCCACGTATTGGTTGGCACATCATTGGCAAGATGCCGCGCCATGAGCCGCGCAAAGTATGCAGCCTGCGAGACGGTGCCGATTAGGTCAGAGTACAGCGCCATCGGTGGTCAGCTCCTCGACGGATAGAGTGCCGTCGGCATTGGTCACAAGTACAAGGCGCAGATTTCGGTTTGCGGCCTCGCAGGTAATGGTGATTGCCATATCGGGGCCGTGTTTATCGACAAGCACGACGACAGACGTGTATCGAGAGTCTTGCTCGACTGCGTTCTGTAGCCGCGCCTGAAACGCGACAAGGCGAGCCGGGCTGATAGCGTCACACTGAGCCTGTCCCGCGTCCTCTGTAGCGGTAGGAGCCCACCACAGCGTCCCCGAAGTTGTGGTGATGATCTTTAGCAGGTCATACAGCAGCACCCGCGCTTCATCGGTGATAACCGCGAACGTCGTGTCAACGTCAATGAGCCCATTTCCCAGGATCAAGGCCACGTCTGTGCCAAATGGGTACTGTAGGCCGCTCATGGGATAAACACCTTGGTACTAGCACCGGAGATCGTTCCGAAGTGCGGGCCAGTAAATGGCGTTACTGAGCCACCTGCAATTGCATTCAGCGCTACCTGCACCTGCTGAATCCAGGTCGTAAACAAAGCAGTAGGGTCTACAGGGTCGGTTTCCCGAGCCGCTCCTAGTTGAGCGCTGCCAGGATCGAACAGATGCGCCACGGGGGCAAGTGGGTCCGCGTTGTCAAACGTGACATCAACCCGAGAGCCAGAGGCTACAGACAGCCGAGCGCCTGGGGCAAACGTACGATATCGCACCGATGGCAGCGGAGGGATCAAACGGCTGTCAAACTGAACATCAAGCGTACCGTCGGCACGCTGCGTGACCACCTTACCTGGGTAGGTTCCGTACCAGTCGATACGGACGGTTTCCTTGATGAGCTCTGCGAGCGACCTGCGAAGGTTTCCGCCGTCTAGATCATGCGTTGCCGCGTCCAGAAACCACAGTTGCACAAACGGGCCTTCCGGGGAGATGGTGTAGTGAGCCGCTCCGACTCTGCGCCCTTCGTATGATTCACCGGGTAGCGGCCCGAACGAATGCGGAACATACAGACCGGTGGCATACGCTGGATCTTGATCGTCGAGCTGCTGCAAGGGCTGGGCAGACACCGTTTCTGAAAACGTGTTACTCCCAAAGTAAATCGACCCATCCGGTAACACGCGCCAAATCACGCCAAGCTCGCGTGCTAGGTCGTCAAGCAGCGCACACGCGGTATCGTTACGACGTGGCCACGTTGCCAGGGAGCGCGCCATGATGGACGCCTCAGAGGTCGAACTTAGCGACTCACCAGACGCCACCATGATGTCGGCAAGCACCACACGCACTTGGACGTTGCGATATGCCTTGGCGGGCAGTACCGGCGGGATTGGTGCGCCTAGGTCGCCATTGCCTCCGGCCACATAGACAAACACCCGCCCCGCCGTACTTCGTCCGCCGCGCAGCACTTGACCACTGAGCGCACGACCAAGCCACGTCAGCGTGATTTTGCCGGTAGGTGGCTCTACGAGGTCGGAAAGCTCAAGATGCGCCGTCCAGTTTCCCGAGAACCCCGGCAGATAGTCGCCATCGGCAACGGCCAGCGGCTTGATCTGCTGCGTGTTGGGCCTTGGCTCTATCGTAACGTCTGCCATCGGTTGAGACTTGGCGCGCGGCGCGTCCTAGCGAGCGTTTTGTACGGGCTTACGGCTGAAGTCTCGACGGTTAGGAGGTCGCGGAGCCTCCCCGGCTATGGAGATGGTCGGCGCGTTTTCTAGGCCCGTTGGTTTGGGGATAGCTTGCTTGACCTGTATATTGGCTCCTGGCACCTGCGTTTGTTCCAAGTTAAACTTGACGCTGACCGGACCGCCGCCCTTTGGACCGATTAACTCAAGGTCGCGCACAATAACCCATTGAATACCAATGGATCGCAAGAGGGGATGATTGGCTTTAATGGCACCCGCTGAGGCAGGGTTAGACCCGCCCTTGGTAAAGCACGGGAGCACATCTTCTGCTAGATCTACAAACTCGTCCCAATCCTCATTGTCGATAAGCCGAATCTCAACCGCCACGATTCCGGGTTCCTGGCCTCTAATCGTCGGAGCACCTGGCTTCTTTCCGCTGGCTCGACCATGGAAACTCACCAAAGCATGCTTGGCAGAAATCGAGGCCAGCACGCCGGGCATATCGATCCCATTCAGGATCAACGTGTTCCAACTGCCCGGACTGCCTTCGTGGGTCAGATCCTGGGTGCCGTCAACGTTAAACGGAGCGTCGCGCCATCCTGGGATAGGGGCGGGCATTAGCTTGGCTGCCTCGCTGTTCTTCCAAGTTCGGTGGCAATGGCACGCGCTAGTTCTAGCTTGTCCTTGCCGTATCCCGAGATATTGATCACGACCTGCTGCGGAGTGCCAGCGATGGACCTGCCAAGCTCCGTGATTGCGTTCTGGGTGACATGCGTTCCGGCGGTGAGAGTCGCAAGTGATCCCATGCCCCGGCTATGCCACATCCCGCGAACTTGGCTCTTCATCCCACTTCCAAAAAGCTCCGCGACTGCCTGCTCGCCAGCTGTCGGTAATTGTGACGCGAATTTTCCTTCGCCGACATCACCAAACTGGTAGCCCCAAAACACGCCGCGATACTCTTCCTTTGCCGCTTTGGCGTCTGCCTTGGCCTTGTTCCGGGTCTGCTCTTTGATCTTGATGGCAAAAGGTGACTCGGGAGCCTTGCCGCCGCCCATGCCAGCGCCCGTAAACTCACCAAAGGCTGCGCGCTCCGACTCGCTTTCTCGAAGCTTGCGCCTCACCTCGGCGTATACGTCCACCCCTTCGCCGCCTTTATTGAATAACCAGTTATATTCGGCCTGTTGTGCAGATTTAATGCCCCGCCCAATCATTCCCATGGGCGTCGATTCTAATAAGCCTTTTGCGTATGTCAGGCCGCTGCTTTTTTGTACTGCCGCGATGGCGTCTATCTGATCTGTAAGCAGCCCCGCAAGCGAACCCACAAGGGTGTCCGTCCGTCCGACCGCCATAGATGCCACAGACCCCAAACGACCTATTGCCCTCCCCAGCATGTCGAGCTGATCAATGCTGCTTCCGATGTCGTTTCGACCCTCCTTTGCCAGTGTCTTGGCGTAGGACTCCGAAAACGACTCCGTGAATCCGGTCACGAATTCATTGACGGCACTTTTTGCTTCGAGTGAGGCATTCGCCAGATCCTGCACGACAAGCGACAGGTCTTTCCCCGTCTTGCTGTTGATATCGAATAGTCGCCCTTGGTCCGTGAGCGCCTTCTTATAGCGCTCCATCGCTGGCAAGTTCTCGTCCGCGTCAAAGCCCTTGAGGACGTTCCTGATTGCCTCTGCTCGGTTCGATTCAAGCGCCGTGACACTACCCGCGCTCGACGTGGCAAATTCACCCGCTCGCGAGGTTCCGAGCTGCTGCAAAATCGCGCGCTGAATGGCAGGGAGGGCAACGTCTGCGGATATCTGCCCCTTGCCCATAAGCTTATCGACTTCGCCCGTGGACTTGAGGCCAAGCGATTTCATGAGCTGCTGTTTCACCAGCGCCGTGTTTAGTCCGGCTTCTGCAAGCTGCTGCGTCAGTTCCTCGCCTTGCAACTTACCCTTAGCGCGGATCTGGCTCATGGCCATTGTCACGCGCTCAAGCGTCTCGTTTTTGTTGCCTGGCATGATGGCTGCCAGGTCTGACGCTGCGAACAGGGTAGAGTAAAGCTCTTGCCCTCGGAAGCCCTGCGCCATCAAGCGAGCTTGGCTCTTTTCGATGGCCTCAGACGTGAAATCTGTTTTTTGAGCAAACGATTGGGCGCGGTACAGCTCTAGGTTGGCCTGATCTTTGCTACCAGTGAGCTGGGTATAGGCTCGAATCGTCGCAGAGCGTTCGCCCATCGCTGCGGTTGCATAGTTCCCACCGCTTGAAACCAAGCCGGCCAGCTTCCCGGCCACCCCCATGGCGGTGCGAGCAACCGACAATGCGCCCGCCAGTTCCAAGATTTTGGACGAAGAGGCCGAAGAGGCGCGCGCCATTCGCGACACGGCACCCTCATACGCTCGCCCAGCCGCGTCCATTCCTCGCGCGGCTTCATGAAGCCCGGACCCTGCGCCTACAAACCGCCCCCGGCTATCACGCAACCGCCCTTGCGCATCTCTCCATGTTTTGTCAAATTTTTCCGCTGCGGCGCTAGCTCGTTTTAGGCCCGTTTCGACGTCAAGCAGTTTTTTTGCCGCATCAGGCAGTTCGTGCGTGTCTGCATTGATGTCGAGTTCAAAGCCTAGCCTGTCGTCCATGCGTCACCCGCCGCTAAAGAATCGATTCACCTGAAGCAGAAACCGAGCTGCCATCGCCGCGCCTGCTACGCCTTCCGAGTTCACTTTGCGCCGCCATTGCTTGCCGTGCATGGCGGCCAGCAAGCTTGTCGCTGCGACGTAAAGATCGGAGTCCTGTGTCTCTAGGCGCTCTCGGACTTTTTTGCCTTGGTTTCGACGAGCCCCCTAGCCAGCCGCCACAGCGACAGCCCAAGATCCATCGCAAGGTAGGGCCGACCGGCGAATAACGCTGCTTTGTCCTCGTCGGTCTTGTGCGAAACCAGACAATTTCGACCGAGCGCGGCCAGCTCCGACCAAAAGCTCGCGCCTCCCTCGATGCTCTGAAACTCGGGCCAGCTCAAACGACGAGAGACGATCTTGACATCGCCATAGGAAAAGCCCACAGCCCGTCGCTTGAACGTGGCGAGGGTCTGCGCGTCGATTGCTTCGGGACAGTCAACCAGCCCGATATGGTAGCCACCTTCGCGCCTGACCTCTGCGACCATCCGATCGAACAAACCAGGGTACAGCCCCAAAAGCCCGTCGTCGGTGTCAAGCGCCTCTTTCGATGGAGACAGGACGCACGCAAGCACCTCTTGCACACCATTATCATACAGCGAACCAGACGGCTCTTCAGGTCCGCGCTTGCGCTTGGACTCGCGCAGTTTGTCCTCGATGGCGATGGCTTCTGCTTCGGTGGGAGCCCGAAGAACGATCGGGCCTTCTGGTGATTCGACGATGGCCATGATTTACCCCTGCGCCAGTTCAAGCGCTGCATTGACCGGACAGCGCCAAATGCCGTCTCCCAAGTCGCGCTCAATGATCTGCACCCACGCCGGTACGCGGACAGTGAGCGGCGCGCTACCCTGCGACCAATCGCCGCGATCTCCCAGGATCGTGAAGTTCGTAAACCGCAGCCGCTTGAACGGCGGGACGGTCTGCGCCTTGGCATAGATGAGCATCCAGTTAAACTGGAAATCGCTGTAACCCTGGGGAGGTAGCAGCGAAAGCAGCACGTCGAGGCCCTCTTCGGCCAATTCGAGCTCACAGGTCGGCGTATAGGGACCGGCTGCTTTGCCGTAGGCAATCTGCGTTCCGCCATGCGCCGACGAACTATCGACGGTGTTGGTGAAGTTAATCGATCGAAGGTAGGTCTTCATCCGCTCGATACCGGGCAAGCCAACGGGCTTGATATCGCGGTAGGAGTAGGCAAGACCCTGGACGCTAAGCGGGAATGGTGCGGGCATGGTTCACCTTAGCCGTTGAGGATCGCGTTACCAGCGATCGAAATGTAAAACGCAGGGGTCAGCAGCGGACAGTTGACCGTAAAGTTTACGGTCCGGTCCACGCTGAACACGTTGGTGCGGTTGACCTCGACGATCTTGACACCCTCTGGAAGCGGACCAATCGAGCCTTGACCGTCGGATTTCTTGCGGTTCCACTCGTCGAACACCGCTTTGCCAAGATACTCCTCCATGCTTGCCGCTGCTGCCGGAGTCAGTGCGCCAGCCGGTGCGCCGGTGCTGTCTGGTTCCGTGATGGTTGGGTACATGGACGCGCGCAGGTCAAACGCCTTGAGTTTCGCTTCCCGCAGGCCCACAAGCACCGTTCGTGGGTACTCGCTTAGAGAGTACCCGGTATCGCTCTGGTCGGCGCTAGACGGGCTGTAGGTGACAAACTTGGAACCAGGGCGCTCAATGGCAGAGGTCGCGGTGATGAATCGTTGATCCCCGAGTCCTGGTGTCACTGCCTCGTCATGGTACAGACCGAGACAGCGCTTGATTGAGCCACTGCCTGGGCTTTCCAGGGTGCGACCAAGATCCTGGTGATACGGCGCGCTGGCAAACCGACCCATGACGCCGAACAGCCACGGGCGGCGCATCACGCGCCCGGTGTAGCTGTCTACGTGGGCATATTCTCCCGCGCACTTCGACAGTAGGCCATGCACCGAGACAAAGCCAAGCCACGCGAGCGTAATAGCGTTCTGCCAGGCATCTTGCGTTTCGTTTGCCACGCCTTCGCCAATGCCGCGAACCGTGAACACGCCGATCATCTGGCGAGTCTGGAGAGCCGCTTGGATCTGGGTATCGAACAAAGCCGCTCCCGCAGTATCCAGGGTCGAGACAAACACCACCATGCCGCCGAGATGCACAGCATCGGCCAGCACGGCATTTAGCGCGGTGAGCATATCGGCTGCCGACGACTGCGGAAGCGTGGATTCTGCCACCCACCGATCGCCCTGCTCAAGTACGCCAGTAAAGGTCAGCGTGACGCCGGTATCAAGCTTGCTGTCTTTGATCTGGACGATGCCGGACGCAGGAACCAGAAGCTCCGCCGAGTAGCTTTGCGATGGCGCGGTTAGTTCCACGCGGTCAGCCTCGGACATGAGGCCCGAACCATCGCCAACGTCGAAATTGAACCGAAACGCCGCCGCGATCTGCGGATAGAGCGCAAGGTAAGTGCGCAGAGCGCTTGCCGTGGTGCTCGGAGCCTGCGATCCATCGGTTCCCAGGTTAATCGTGAGCAGTCCGCCCGCGAAGGTGTGGGTAAGCGACTTGCTTACGCCGGTCTGCTGTACCAGCTTGACAGCCAGGCCAGATCGAAGCGCCTGAAAGTAGAGCGAGCTGTTGCCAGTCCCAAACTTGGCGCGGTCCTCTGGGTTCACTTCGTCTGCGGTGAACTGCACCGTGACCGAGCCAAGCGAGCCCGATCGTGCTGCTTTGACCTGTAGCAGATAACGATCGGTAGGGGTTCCGCTCGCCACTGCCGCAGCCGTCGAGCCGAACACAAGCGCAGTGACGGCTTTTGCCGAAGCTAGTCCCGTTCCACCGCTCACCACTGCGATCTTGCCGATGATATCCGAACCAAGCTGGGCAAGCACAGCGTCTGCCGTGCTCGTCGGTTCGCCGTTGGCATCAGTCGCCAGGTGAATCGTCAGCGTCTTGTTCCCGACGCCTCCGAACGCATGAGAAAGCGCGGTGTTGTTACCAGAAACAAGCACTTCGACACTGTAGCCAACGTCCAGAGCCGTGAAGGTCAGCGCACCGGCATCGAACAGGGTCAGCGCAAGGACCGTGCCTGCATCGCTTGCCCCGGTTCCGTGAGCAGAAATTGAGGCCAGCGCAGTGAGCGCGGCAATGCCGTTCCAGTAGGCCGCCACCGCCGTCGCTGAAGTCAGCAGCGGAATCGTCAACACAATCGCCTTGTTGTTGATCGAGTTTCCAAGCGCTCCGCCGACTTGAACGGTAAGGCTCACGCCGGATTGCAGGCCGGTGAAAAAAAGATCGCCGTTTTGGTCTGCGCCTGCAAGCTTGATCTGTCCGTAGACCAGCAGCGGAGTGCCGACAGACGCTGGAGTCTTGACCATGGTGCCCAGCGTGCTTGGAATCGAGGTAGCCGAACGGGTCAGGAACACCGGAAGGCCGGTTTCTTTGAGGTTGGTAGCCGCTTCGCTGAAGACTTCAGCGGCGCACGACACACCAGGTCCGTAACCATTGGTCGCGAAGTCAGACAGGCGATTCTTGGCGGTTGGGGTATTGAGTGGGCCAGCGCTACACGGGCCGATTACGTGGACCCGATTGGCCACGGATTGCACAGCAGCCGGTGGTGCCGAACTGGTGAGAGAGAGCGTAGTGGACGGATTGCTCATGGTGTCCCCAGGGTTCCGATGTCGTTTGTAGGTAAGAAGACCGGGTTAAGGTCCGCCAAGACCAAGCGCACGGTCAGCGGCATGCGAAACTCCCAGGTGTTGATTGAATCGTCCTCGGGCTGTATCCATTGCCCATCGTCTGCTTGATACACGCTGGTTGCGCGCAGAACATCAGCAAGAGCGCCACGGAAGTTTTCGATCAGTCGCTCGGCATCGGGGTAGGTGTCGGCAAACAGAAAGACCGTAGCCCGAGCATCGCGACGATCGAACTCTTCAATCATCACCTGTTCATTTCGCCCGGTGCGCCATGGGAGTACGGCAATCTCTCCAGACATCTCGGCTGGCTTGAACTTGTCCGCACCCGGCTCCCAGCGGATGCGAGGCGTGATGGATAGCGCTTTACCGTCCTTGCGTCCCCATGCTTTCGCAATGCCAGCCAGACGCTTGTTCAGGTGTACGTCCTCATACACGTCGTACAAGCTGCGGTAGTACTGTTTTCCGGGTTGAGCTATTGCCATGGGTCACAGGTTGAAAAACGAGCGCACGGCCCGGTTGACGCCAAGTTTCAATTTGTCCGCCAGCTTTCCCGGTGCGGTACTCGACGGCAAAAACACGCGGGCAGGTCGCCGCTTGTACGCTTTTAGGTGGTAGAACGCATAAGGCTTTCGATTTGTAACCTTGATTTTACCGTCGCTGGTTTCGTACTGCATGAAGCTCAGAAGATCGAAAAGCAGCGGGTTCGAGTCGCGGTAATCGCCGTACACCGTAATGCGAGGTTTCCAAGCCTCTCCGTCTGGTGTTCGCTGGTACAAAAACGATTCGGCAACGGTTTCGCGCACCGCGTACTCTGCCGACTTCATAATCGCGCCTTCCTGCCTGACCAGAGCGCCACTCGCAGCCGACCGCATCTTGCCAATGAGCGACCGTAGGCCGCCGAAGTTGCCCTTGATGCCGCTCATGGCGTCCACATGCGAGTGCCAAAATCCACCTCCCGCTGTTGCGGAAGCATGATATCGGCCTCGACAAACGACGAGCCAGCCCGAGTAAAATCAGGGTCGTCTTGGAAGTCTCCGCGCTGTGCCGCGTCTAACCATCCCTGAGCAGTGCCTCCGCCTGGTAACTCTGCGACAGACGGCTTGTACTGCTGCATGTTTTGCTCGGCAGACAGTCCACGCTTAACGATGAGCGCCCACCGCACGTAGTAGGCAATCACCGTTTCGAGGCTTTCCGGCCACGTCACAAGAGGTAGCTTGAAACTGCCGAGTAGCTTTTGATTGGCACCAGACGAGCACACACCAATAAGCGCGGTGATGTTGGGCGATGGCTGCGCGCTGGTCTGCCATACGTCGCCCACGGCAAAGACCGGAGTGGCCCCAGTGAACTTCCAGCGCACGCCCCGGCTTAGGTCTTCGATGAATGCCGTGTCCTCGTCATCGCTGACGGTCTCGGCATTGCCCCAAGTCACCCCGCCATCATCGGAAATCTGAAACACCGGAAGCACACCGGGGTTGACTAGCCCGCGCTGGTTGACGGAACCAGCCGCAAAACACCTTACCCGTAAATCGGCGTAGGTGTCGTGCGCGTTGCCGTCAACGTAGACCAAGCCCGTGCCCGTGCCAGCCAGTTTGACCGGAGCGGTAAACGTACCCGGCGACAGGTTACTATCCTTGCCAAACAGGGTTTTTTCGGGAAGCCCAAGCTGCCAAACGCGAGCCGGGGTGGTGTAGTGTTGGGCGGGAAGGGCAGGCATGCCCTAGAATTGACGAGGGCGCGCTCCTAGAGCATGCCGCGGTAGTGAACGCATTCTGCGTCGGCGTGGGAATTGACGGCGAGGGCCTTCGCCGACAGCAGCAGCCAATCATTGGTGTCGTTCTGCGGGTGCTCATACCTCCCTGAATATGAGCCTGCCACGGCATCGATCACGATCGGCGAATCTTCGCGCCACCGTCTCCACTCGCCAGTGGTGGTGATGTTCGTTGCCGCGTTCGTTTGTGGCAGCATCCAGCGCAAAAGCACAAGCTCGTCCGCGTCACCATCGGCTTTGACCGTGATTTCGAGGACGTTGCCTTGCTGAGCCCGAAAGCTTAACGCGGCAGCCCCTACGCCGGGCGGATCTGTCGGGATGGCGTCTACCACCCCGATTTTGCGCCACCCAGACATTAGGCGTCCCTGACCCGGAAGACCTTCTGCGGCAGACCAGGCGCAAAGCCGGCCTCGCAGTCGGACCAAGCGCGCATGGTGTTCGATTCGGCCACGCTGGGGTCATCTGCTCCGCCGCTCGACCGCTTGACGGTCATTGGGCGCGGCATGCGCACGACGACGCCGCGATCATAGGACGATGTATTCAGGAACACGTAGTAGTGCAGCGCCGAGTCAGCGTCGAGAGTCGCTCCACTGTCAATGTCTTTTCCGGCGAGCAGCTCCGGCACGGTGCGCACAATTGCCCGGCTGGTGACCGTGATGCTTTCCGAGGCCGCATAGGTCGTGAAGTCTTTCGCCTGAAAGGTGCCACCGCTGCCACCATTGCCGACACCGAAGAGCTTGGCGAACTTGACATGCATCGCATCGGACGGAACCCAGATCTCTGGAACACCCATGGTCGCATTTGCAAGATACCCGTTTGGCGCGGGGATCTGCATGATCGCATCCTTGAGTCCCGACCATCCCGTCTCGCTGATCTTGAACGTCAGATCGTTTGAGTACGTCTTGACCACCTTGGCCGTTGGATCGATCTTGTGCGCCGAGTTGAACAGCGGCAGACCATCGAACAGACACACCGGGTTGGTTTGGAGCACCTCATTCACGACGCGCCGCAGCGGGAAGCGGGTGAAGTAGTCCGTCGCGTTCTCGGCAAACTGCATAAAGATGCCGTACGGGTCGGACGTGGTGCTGATTGGGATCTGCTCTGCATGCAGGTCGTAGCGGTTGTAACCGACCGAGGCAGCCAGGATCTTGCCAGTCTCCGACCAATCGCGGGTCGCGGTGAGGCTTTTCTTCTGCTCGCGATAGGCAGCGAGCCGCATCCAGAACTTGATCTCGTCGCCGGTTTGGTAGTCAAACGTCGCGACCGCGCCGGTTAGGGTCTGATCGAAAATCTGCTTGGCGTTCAACCAAGTGAGGTTGAGCTTCTGGATCGCGCTGTCCAGTTTTCCCGCCGTGGCTGCATTGATTCCGCTTTGTCCAATGAGTGACATGATGTGTCAGTCCTTTACTTGATGTCCACGCAGACCATGCCAGCCGTCTTGCCGTACGCGCCGAGATCATCGATGCGGACTGGCAAGCAGTAGGCGGTGCGGATGGCGGTGATGGTTACGTTATCAAGCACGTAGCCCATTCCGGGAACTCCGGTTGCTGTCACGGGGTTGCCGGTGTCGTTCAGCAGGTACATTTTTCCGTAGCGAAACTCTGCCTGACCGGGTGGGATCGTGTTGTCATTCGCTGCATCGCTGCTGTTGTCGAGGTCGAACATCGCGACTCCAAGCAGTTCAACGTGCGGAACCGAGGTCGGAGCCATCGCGGCAAACAGACCAGCGCCGGTGCCCGAGTACTGACATTCAAGCAACTGGCTTGCACGCGCATGGGCCTGCACTGCTTGCACGACTTCGGCAGCGGTCAGGCTGGCCACCGGACCCTTGATCGCGACGACGTTCGCCACGTCCACGGAGATGGACAGAGCAACGGCATTCGCAAGGCTCACGCTCACCCCTTGGCCGAACAGCGACCAAAAGTAGACGTGCCCGTTGGCATCAGCTCCGGTTGCCTTGAGAGGGCCACCATCAGCCACGGATTTGGTGATGTCGAGCGGGCCGGCGTTCATGGCTCGCCCGTTGTGGGCCATCGCCAAAGCGCCACGGGGGATTTTCTGGCCCTTGAGGATGGTGTAGCACGGGCGGGACCACGTACGCGCGGCGCTGCCCTTCTGGTCAGGGACGGTTCCAACTGCAATCGCGGTCATGGTTACGCTCCCGCCTTGATGCCATTTCGGGCAAGGCTTCGGTTAATGCGGTCTTCCATGTCCTTCTCGACCTGTGCGGTCGAGGCGTCCACGGTTGGCGCGGTGTTCGATTCTTGGGCCACGCTGCCTTTGATACGGGGAGCGGTGGACATATAGGCCAGCAGCCGCGACGGCTCATACTTGGCGAACTTGTCCGCGTCGCTGGTGAAGCCCTGGATGCCGAGCTCTGCTCCCATCTTGACGATCTCGGCTTTGAGCACGTCGGTCAAGGCTCGCTCGCCTTCCAGTTTACCGAGCGCTTCGGCTCCCGTGGCAGCGCCGGTCATCTTCAGTACTTCCGCGCCAAGTTTCAGCGCGTCACGGTCGGCAGAGGACATTTGCAGCACTTCGGGCTGCGGGGTCTGAGTGCTCATCTTGATTCCTTGTGACTCGGGAAGCGGGTTTTCGTCGGCGCTCTCGGTGATGTCAAATTCGTCAATCGCCGATTGAATGTGAGCGGCTGCCTTGCCCATCACGGGGTTAAGCAGATCAAGCGCTGCCTTCATCTTCTCGTTTTGACCCGCAGCCATGCCTTTGCATGACATTTCGAGGTTTCCGAGATGTTCCAGGCACTTGCGCGCGTCTTGGATGTATGCCGCTGGTTTCGCCATTGCTGACATCAAAAGAGGCTTAGAAGCTGTCCGCGCGGGCTTATTAACCAGTGATCCGCTGCGTATCTCGCGCAGGTGCTTGCGCCCGTCCTGCATGGTTTGGGCAACGATTTCCGGGCTGTCATACATCCAGCGCCCACCTGCTACCAGCGCCAAGCCTTCCGGGTTGAGACTCCAGATCTGGTCAATGCCGCCATCGTCTGCCCGCTCTAGCGTCATTGCGCCAAAACTTCCCTGCGATTCGTCGTGCTCTTTGTAGATAGGGAGCGCCACGCCTTGCGCTTGAAATGCCTGCAAAACAGCGTCTACATCTGCTGGGTCCACATGCAGCACATCACGCTGCCTCGTCGGTCCCACTTGGTACTCAAATGGGTTTGCGCCGAGATTGTAGGCGCGTACTCGGGTAGGCGCTGGCTTGTCAAAGTTGGGAACACGAACAGATGGAGCGGGCGGTTCGGTCAGCATGCGTCAAAGGTGAAAAAAAACACGTCCGCATGCTTTCCCGTCGCGAAATTGTTTTATTGGACCATGACACGTTTTGACGGTTTACCCCTTGGGCGCTGGCAGCCAAGCGATCTGGCAAGCCTCTGTGCTGCCTGTTCGTTCATACCAACGCGCTCGGCTGCTAATCGACAGCTAAGCCCCCGCTCTAGTAGGGCTTGCATGCGCTTGCGGCGATACTTCCGAAGGTCGGCAGCGCTCACGCGCCACTCTCCCGCCCTTCTCACCGCTGGAAGCGTCCCGGCATCACATAGGGCACGCACTCGACGATCCACCGTTCCAAGCCGCTGCGCCACCACTGGAGTGGTTAGCAGTCTGCATCGCTTTGGCTTATCCCCGATGGAACGCCGCATATAGCCCATGATGGCCAGCGCTGACCGGCTCGGCTTGCGGCTTGGGTTTGTCAGTTCCTCGATCGCGGCAAGGTGCTGTGGGTATTTTTCCAGGTACTCACGCAGACCGAGGGCTCGGTCTTTGATGCTGCTTGCCTGTTCTGGCTCGCGCACTTCCTCGACTACAACGTAGGCCGCGTTTTTCTCGCACGCTCTACGTACGGCATTGTAGGCCGCTCGCTTGACGTAGCAGCCAAAGTGCCCCTTATCGGGTTTAAACGTGCGCGGGCACTCTGCTAGGGCTAGAAGCGCCTCAGTGTCTGCGTCATCTTGGCCCAGCGTGGTTCGTTTTCCGTACAAACGCCACGCTTTGCGCCCGGTCTTTATTGCTGCCCATCGATAGTTGAGGATGTTGATTTCCGCCACCACTTGCCCTCCAATTCGATGTGAGGCGATGCTATTCCTTTGGCCTCTGCGTAGATGCCCCACAGGTCTTTGGGGTAACTGCTTGGCCTCGGTTCCCACTCGTCAATCAGAGTGCCAAAACTACCGTCACCTGCGTACTCAGGATTCGGCTCGGTCTTCCGAGCTTTTACGCCCTCAGAGTGGACCACTGCGAGCACATGGGCACGGCAGCGCCAGTGACGCGGTGGTACGTATCCGACCCACCTAGGATCGCTGGCTGGCATCGTCAGACCGTCAAGCGCCCTGCACCCCTTTGTAGTGTTGTTGTCGAGCACTGAGGAGTACTGCCAAAACGGGTATGTCGCCCGATAGAAATCAAGCGACAGGATCGTCTCTCGCGTGCGCGAAAACCGGCTCTGTACCTCTTCGACGATGATCGGATGTGACACCACAGGGGTAGGATCAACGCCAAGCTCGCGCATCAGTGCATGGAGCTCGGTCTTGGCCTCTTCGATCGGCTGTTTTGCCTTCTGAGCCTGCCCTGCCTTCGCTCGCAGCTGGGATGCCGTATCAAGCTGCACCGCAGCGGCAACCATTGGAGCTCGCTTGACGGGCTTGTCTGCGAACTCGTACACGACCGGCACGGCGGCAGCCCGCTCAATCTTCCCAAGCAACCAAGAAGCCGCCTTCGTGAACAGAGAGGGAACCTTCCAGCGGCCCGCGTTCATTTCGATCGTCTCTGTGCCCTGGTAGTCTTCCGCCACGCCTAATGCCGCTGCGAGCTCTGACAGAGTGAGCGCTTCCGCAATCCGCTGCGCCAATATCTGCGGGCTCGCGTTGCGGTAAACGCCATCGATTCCTGCAATCAGGTTTTCGTAGTCCTCTGCTCGGTCAATGGCGAGCGAATAGGCTCGCGCTTCTGTCTGTGGAACTATTAGGCGGTCCACAAAATGTTGGCCGGTTCGGAGTCCACGCCCAATCTCTCGCCCTCCGATTCAGACTCACGACCTGCTGCCATCTTGGCCACCGCTGGCTTGGCTGGTAACGTCGGCTCGACCGGCTGCGCTTCCATGTAAACAACCGGCGGTTTTCCGGTATCCTCTGACCCCTCCTCGTCCCCTGTGTTGATCAGAGCCACATTGCAGCGCCGCGCAGTCTCGCGCCAGTCGATTCCGATCGATTTAATCTCGACGCCGGACGCCTTAGCCGCCTCGATAAACGACTTGAGCGCAGAGGCATTCTGCTGCCCCGTCTCTGCCTCTTGCTTTTCGTCGGCTGGCTCCTCTGTCTCAAACTCTGGGATAGGCGCGTAATAGGACAGAGAGCGCGGCAACTCAGGATAGTTGACCGGAGCAAAGTTCATCTCAATCCAGAAACGACACGCCGACCGATAACCGATGGTCAGGATTCGCGCATCGGTGACGGCTGCCTCGCGTGGCAAGTCCATGGCACTCTTGGTAGCTGCCAGGCTCCCGCCCTTCGTCTCCTGGGTGAGGTTGTGATACAGGATGATGATCGCGACCGTTGCCCACAGCACCGTGAGCCGGTCTTTAAACGCTCCTGTGCCGCTGTCGCCGTGCTTGCTCTCCAGTAGCTCAAGATCCCAATTCTTTGGCTTTAGCCAGGTGTCGCCGCTGCGCAGTTTGCGTGCTACTGACCACGCACGATCAACTTCTGCCTGTTCGCGCACCTCATAGGGGCACGTCAGCATACGCAGCCCGATGGTGGCCTTTTCCTGTGCAGTGTCCCACAGGTCAGACGTTTGCAGGATCTGATACAGGATGCGAGCCAGCGGACGGATGGCACCCTTGAGCCAAGGACGCTTTCCCCCGAGAGAAAACACGATCCAATCGTCGTTACCATCACGAGGGATATCGACGATGACGCCAGCCTCGTCTAGCCCACGCCAGCCCCAGCCAACCTCTAGCTTGGTCCATGTGAGCGTGCGATGGGTCCACGGCTCTAGCTTCGGCACCCTCTGCCCGTTCTTGAGCGGGCGATGGACGCGAGCCACGCAGAAGCCAAAAACAAGGGTGCGGATCACAATCTCTGACCGCTCTGCCTCTGTAAGCACTTCTTCGGGCCACATTTCCAGCAGAGCAGCGCCTTCGATCTTGATCCTGTCTGGCGTCTCGTCTCGATAGTCGAACTCAAACGGGAACACGCGAACGCCTTCGCCGCGTCGAGTGAGCGCGGAATAGATCCGGCCCTCCCGCGTCATCGCCTCATACAGCCGCTCGGACTGCGTGAAGTTGCCCATATCGTGGGCAATAGCAGCCGCTTGAATTGCCGCACGGTCCCAGCCCCATAGCGGAAGATCCCCCTGCCATTCTTGGGGCGGGTGCGCCTCGCCTTGGGTCAGAATGCGGGGAACTGAGTCGCGCTTAACAATCGCGTCACGGATGCGGCCAAGAATGCTCATGGGTTAGAGTTGGCCTTGTTACTGTCCGACGAATGCAAAGGTACCGCCGCCTCTCACAATAACATCACCATCTGGCGTGCATGACACCTGCCGCTCTAGCCTCCGGTCAAACGCATGCAGAGCAGTGACGATTTCTAGCCCCGTGTGGCCATCAACTTTCACCGTCGTGACTCCGTCGATGTTTGTGATCACCACCGGATTGCGTTTCAGTTCGAGTAGCAAAGCCTTTCTGGTCATCTCTTCCAGCATTGGATACTCGCGGCTCAAGCACGCAGCGCAGAGGCCACCATTCTTGGCTGCACTGTCACATCCTGAAGTTTGGCAGGTTCGCATCACCAACTAAGCCTCTGCTCTTTTCCAAAGAGCACGTTAAAGTCTTGGTTTATTCCTTCTAGAGCCGTTGACGTGTCGCCTAGCTCTCTCGGGTCAATCGGGAACGTGTCAGAGTTGGCTGTCAGGTACTCAAACCCACCCACCGCAGCATCTACAGTGTCCTTTTTGATGTACCGCTTTGAAACGGTATCGCGTCCGAACCTGACATGCTCCTCGATAAACCCTTCATGCCAGCCGTTGATGGTTGATACCGCCGAGCGGTCTAGCCCCGCAATGCGCACCGTCTGCCCACGCTTGTCGATTTCCTCGAAGCTTTCAAGCAGGCTCTCGGCCACTTGGGCGGTCGTGTGAAGTCGAGCAAGCCGTATCTGCCCACGCTCTGCGCACGCCTGATAAGATCGCGACCGCGTTAGCTTGTCACCCTTGTCCTGAGTAAGCACCACGGTGTAGCCCATTGCTCCAAGACGCATAGCAAGGCTGCTCTGTAGCCCTCCGGCTGCTCCCGCATCCTTTGGCAGCCTGATAACCACGTCCTTGCCATCGATACGCGCCACGGCCTCCACTGCGCGCTCAACATGCGAAAACGTACCACGCAGCCTGAGCACGTCGCAGATATAAAGCGCCCCGTCCGGCTCCATGCACTCCAAAACACCTGGTGTCCAGTCCGCTTTTTCCGCCGTGGACCATGCGTTATCCCATGACCGAATCTTGCGACAGAACTTCGACGGAAAATAGTCCACAACGGGGAACATGGTGGCCTTGAAATACTTCCCACTCTCCTCGGTAACGTACCAGTTACCCTCAAGACGGCGGCGACGCTCGAACATCGTGAGCCCTGCAAGCTCGCGGAT